TTTAACAATTTCCTTCATACCAATTCCTCTTTGAGAAAGATAGAACATAGCATGTTTATATTCTGGATTGAATCCTTTTGGTTCTTCTGCTAATGAAATAAATTCTTTTGGAAGTTGTATAAATACTCGAGTTTCTGCATCTTCTTGTTGTGGTGTCCAATTACTATCTCCGTATATTTCTCTAATTATTGATATGGTTTTTCTATCCACATCCAATTTACGAAGTAATGATGTTAATTTTTTACCACCACTATTACAAGTCCAACAATGCCACTTTTGAGTTTCAGTATTTACTTGTAATTTGGGTTTATGGTGGTTACAAAAAGGGCAATAAAAGGCCAATTCATTACCTTTCAAATAATTATATGTACCCAACACATTCGATAGTGTGGTTGTAACGAGATTTTTATCAGTTTGATTCAACACAAATCAAAGATAGTATAAATATTTTATATTTCCAAGTCTTTTAAAACCAATCTTCTGGAATGATTTTATCCGCGTATTTGTACCCATTTTTTACACACCAATCTGCGTATGTAGTTTTAGAGTTTTTTGTGATTTTGTTATTTGAGTTGGAAAATACGAATCTTATATCCAAATTTGGATTTTGAGCCTTAACTAATAGATGTTTTTTCCTATCAGCTGCAACAAATCTACCTTTAGTTTCTACAAAAATGCCATTAGGTAATTTGAAATCAGGATTATAAGTGTGGTTTGAAGCGGGTACGATGTAAGGAATCTTTTCAGATTCATATTTAACATCGATACCCTTTTCTTTAATTTGACTTGAAATAGTTTCTTCAAGACCAGATTTAAATCCGTGTTTTCTACCAACCCAACTTTTAGATTTTTTTATAACTTTTTTAGCCATTAAAAATTATCGTTTTACTGAATCCGAATACTTTGCAAAGGTTTTTTCACCACCTCTACCTGTTTTGAATTTTGCAGCAGTTAAAACTTGCTCATCTGCTTTTTGCAAATCATTTGTAGAATATGGAGTGTTTGCAGCCTTTCCAGCTTCAAATGAAATTTTATCAACACCTAGTGCCGATTGTTGGGTTTTGTATAATTCTTCTAATGTTGCCATTTGTTTTGTATTTTAAGTATAAATATAAGATTATGTGTCAAATCGTATAATAAAGTTTACAGGAATATCTCTTTCCGATTTAATTGGTTGAGGAAGTTTAGCTACCGCAACTAAATCACAATTATCATCGTATAAACCAATTGTTGTGATGAATGGTGTTAAGAAAGAACCAGTTGAATCGATAGAACTACTTAAATCATAATGTTCAAATCCTGCAAAGTGAGTAGAAGAACTTACAGATGATGTATAACGATAATCCAAAGTATTTCCATTTTCTAATATAGATTTTTTACGAATGTACTTAACAGGTTGTTTAGAGTATACTCTATGTGTATTTCCAGAAGAATCTACAAATGATGTATATTCACCACCTTCCGTTACAACGGCGGATGGGTTTTGTGAAACATTAAATTCATCTTCATTAACAATCAATAGATATTCGTGCTCATAAATTGTTTTGGTGGATTTGAATGATAAGTCCCAATTAGATATCAATACATCATTGAGTGCTCGGGTGATTACAATCAACCCTTGGGTATAGAATATATTACCAATTGAATTTGTTCCTGCTGCGCCTGATAAAAATGGTATATTTTCTACTATCATTACACCACTTTCAATATTAAAACTAACAATATTCATATCATAACTTATACCGTTATATGTTAGATTAAATATACTGTCTTCTATATCAAACCCCATAAATTGAAAAGAAGCAGTATACGCAGCAGATGCTAAATCTGTAAATATAATTTCATTATCTTGAATATCTATAGATACTACAGTAATAGTATCTCCCGCAGAATCTATTAAATTTCCAAAGGTATCATCTATATATGTTTTACCATTATCTAATAAATTGATTGAACCTTTTTTGATTCCTTCTCCAACATATATTTGTGGAATAGATATTACTTTTGCGGAACCACTTAAAAATCTATCTCTACCCGAATTAGAGATTTCGTATGTATTATTTTTGGAGCCAAATCTTAAAAATGGGTTATCTTCATTTCCATTATAAAATTGTGCTCTTAATTGACCGTATATAGAATTTTGTGGATATAATCCAGATAATGTAGATGAATTTTCATTAGCTTCTAATAAATCTATTTCATTAGAACCACTAGAAAAGTTCCATTCTTTGTAGGCTTTGAAAGGCCTAATACTAATATCGGATTTGGGTATTCTTTTTAACATATCATATATAAATATAAAGAAATAAAAAACCCCCACCATTTCTGACGGGGGTGTCCTTCGGTAGCATCCGTAAGGAATATGTTATTAGAAATCAAGTTTTACTTTTATAGCTACTTCTTTATCAAATGATTTAGCAATTGGTTTAGAAGTTTTAGCTACCGCTAATAATTCGTTTGCGTCATTGTACAAACCAACAGTTGTAATATACACATGCGGGTCTCTTTCGAACAACGGTTGTACAAATGCACCTACTGAACCAGTTACGAATGTTGGGTTGTTAGAGAAGTTAAATTCTCTATTGTTTGCTCTTACAAAGTAATGCGATGTAGAAACATTTTCAGTTCTACGAGCTTGGAAATCACCACCTCTTTTTAGTGCATCGTACAATTTCAATGAACCAGATACCGAACCTGATTGATGATATTTTAATGTAGTTGAACCAGCAGCTGCTGATAATTCACCACCAACTGATGCTGAAAGTGCAGTTGGGTTTAATAAGATAATACCCATATCAGGATAGAATAAACCATATCCTTGTTGTGTGTAAGTATCTGATACTTGTGCTACTGATGCAGTTAAGGATGTTCCAATATTCAATGCACCACTAACCATATTATAAACTCTACCAGCAGTTGTTACATTTTCGCCAGTTCCACCTGAATCATCAATTAATGAAATATATCCAGCTGAACCTGATAGTGCGATTTGTATATTTCCTGGATCTAATTTTTCTTTATATCTAGCTCTATTAATGTTAAGTACATAGAATGATGATAAATCATGTCCTCCTGCGGTTGACCCAGTGTAAACACTAAAATATGCATCAGCTGCATCCAATAATACATTTTTAAATTGATTATAAACTGCAGTAGTTTGCAAATTGGAATCATCATCTTGAGATAATGTAGGTGCTCCGTTTCCGTTTACATCTCCATACGCGATGGAAAATTGAACCTCTGCAGAAGTTGATGAGGTTGCAACATTATATACATCCAAATAATACTTACCACTTACAGAGTTCAACTGTGTAGATGATGTGAAAAAATTAGTCAATGAACCTTCATCACCACTCCATATTCCAGAAGTTACAATTTCTGTTCTGTTTGTTACTTTATCAATTGCTCCAAATTTCTTATATATACCATTTGTAATAGTGGTTATATCCGAACTAATTTGCTCACCCTGTCCTAAAAATTGGTTTACAATACTAACTAATTCATTTGTATCGATAGGAGTACCTGCTACATTTGATTGTCCTGCCAAGTATTGAGCTATATTACTTGCTAAAAGGGCTCCTCTATTGTCTCTAATTAATGCCATAGTTTATTTTATTGAACGTAAGTTATCGTTACAGGTATTGTTTGTGAACCACCAGTTTCGTTACCATAAACCGTAATTGTAGTTTTGATAGTTGAAGTTAAAGATGGGTTTGGAATAAATTTAAATGTTAATCCTTTAGCAATTGCTGCGGTTGCAGATATATCATCACCAATAAAAATAGGCACTGAACCTACATCAGATGTTACTCCTTCTCCTACAATATCACCTGCGTTTTTGTTTGATAATACAATTGTGTATCCCAAACTTCTATTTCCAGCTGGAGATGTTGTTGGTGATAATGAAACTTCACCACTTCTTTGATTAACTGAAATGGTTGGTATACCAAATTCTACAACAGGAATACGAGTTGTATTTTTAGGTAGTGTTACCAATTTATATTTCATTACTTGCGTTTCATCAGGATTGGCTTCCAATACTGGCATATTCTTAATTGCCGCATCATAATATGCAGAACCAAGTGGATGTGCCGGTTCGTAAAGTGTGTAATCAATCTCATCATCTGCTAACGCAAATTGAGTAATGTTTAATCCTTGTCCTGATGCTAATTTTTCTCTACCTTTTTTAGTAAGAATTGCATCAACAGTTAATTCACTATTACTTAAATATCCCATAATATTTTTATTATTCTTTGTTTATAAATATAATAATTTTTAAATTTCGTTATTCTACTTCCAAAATAGGTTCGGAAGAATCTCTACCAGTTTTATTTACTTTTAATGTATTCGGATTAGATATAAATGTTTCAATCGGAGAACTACCATCTAGTGTAGTTGCCGCAGTATTTTTAGAACCCTTAAAGAAACTATTTTGTAATCCCCTAGTTAAATCGGAAGTAAATTTATTATGCGTTGGTAAATATCCATTTACATTTGTTACTTCTATTACATTGCCCCCAACTGTTGGACTATTTGGTGCACCGAATGGTTGAATATTTAATCGTGTTTCAGTATAAGTTTGAATATCCGAAACATATCCACCACGTGGGTCTCCCAATCCGTTTGCAGATGCGGTAATTGCAAATTTTTGTATAATTCTTTCTTTTTCTTCCGTAACTAATTGTACTTTAATTCGTTCTTTAACAACTCTATTATCTTTATTAAAATAAGTTCTAATCGCGGAACCGTTTTGTGCGTATATACCAAACCCAATTGTTTCAAATTCAGTTTGTCCTATAACTTGATTGGAATTTATAATATCAATTTCAGTTACAATTGTAGGGGTTCCTAAATCTGCATCTATAGTTATTTCTTTTTGATAATAATCCGAATTAAAAACAAAATTAGAATTCATATCAATAGTAGAATCCTGTTGATAATTTTCAGCCAATAAATTATTTACCGATGCAGTTGAAATCAATGCTTCATACTGATTGTTTTCTACCGTTAAATTTTCTGATAAATTGGCATCTATTAATGTTTCTTTTTGAATATTTTCAAATGAAATAACACTAGTATCAGATAATTTTATTTCAGTTTCTTTCTGATAATCATCTGCAGTAGGTTTTTTGTGAACAACTTTACTTCTTTCTAAAAAGTGTGGTTCTATTAATAAACCAGTAGTTGCTTTAACCCTCGCAGGCAACATCTTTTTTAAATCTTCAAACATAGATTTCTCATATAGTTTGATTAGATTTATGTAAGCATATATATCTCTATTATCAAATCTTTGGAAATAATAATTTCTTAAATTATCCAATGATTTATAATTTGGTTTATAATCATCCGATGGGTCACCAATGTAGTTATCAATATTTAACCCACCAAAAGTTTTAGCAATATCCATATTCAACTCTTTTGTAGGAGAGAAGAATAAACCAACTCTGTTAGAATCAGTTGGAGATTGGTCAAATGCTTTTTTAGTTGCTCTACTTTTTGAAGATAAATCTACACCAACACTTCCAGATATTTTTTGATTAGTTAAAGTATATTGGTCTTCGAATCTAACTTTATTAGTTGAAAATCTACTCGCTCCACCATCTGGATAATCCATTACAATTGTTCTATCGATTACTTCAAATTGAAATGGATATTCACTTATAGATGGGAAATTAAATGCCGATGCTGATAATAATGGTGTAGTGTTTACCGAATACAATGAAGCAGTAGTTCCATTTTCATAATCATTTCTAGTCAATCCATTTTCAAAATAAATGTTAGTATCAACATTTATTAACGAAGATGTTTGTGCTAAATTTTTAGGATATTCAAAATCTAAACGGAAATATAAATCATCGGTTGAAGATGAAACACTATTTCCATTAATCATTTCAGGAAATGAAACGTGTTCATAAAATCTTTCAGTATCCAATACTTCAGACCATAAACGGAATTCATCCACACTACCAATATAGTTTCCACCCAATCTAATTGTAGAACCATTATTCCAATTTGTATAATTAGAAGATGATATTGATTCTTGGAATATAGTTCTTTCTTTATCGGCTTGTCTTACATCCAATTTTAATCCAGCAGAACCACTACTTACAGATATACCAAAAAATTTACCATTAAATATTGGTAATGTTGAGGTTTCTATTGATAGTGACCCACTATAATTAAATTTAACTTTACCATAATCACTATTTGTAGAACCACTTAAATTTACATTCCAGCCACTACCACTTATTAAAGTATATTGGGATGATTCTAATGGTTTTACAAATAATTCAATCGTATTTGGTTTAAGACTAGAAGTATTATTTGTTTGTTTCCACTCCATCTGTATTGATGAAGTTAATGCCATGTTAAGACCCGTAGTAATATTATCTATTACCAACTTACTTTTAGATGTATCGTTTATTTCAGGACCTCCAAATTCTAAAATTGAAAGATTAGATGATGGAATACCATAACATGCCATCAATGCGTGAATACCTCTCCTAGTACCTTTATGTTTTAGTAGATATGGTAAGTTATTTACAATTCTTCTCCAAACTTCGTTAGTTCTTTGTTTGGCCGGATTTGATTCTTTATCATTACCTTCTTTATCCTTGCCAAATACATAACTCCACAAATCGGCATCAGCTGCTAAATTTTTAGCATCCCAACTAAATGATTTTAATGTATCAAAAAGTAATTTGTCAGAAATGCCATCTTTTGCTTTATATCCTAAACCTCTACTTTTTTCAATTGATTTTGTATGGAAATAGATATTATCAAAATGATGTCCAATCATTGAGAAGAATAATAATAAACTTTCGTTTTCATCATTATTAACAATGAATTGAGGTATATTGTTTAATACATAATTTGAATTATTGGCATCATATATATTTGCAAGTTCTTCTATATTATTGTACCAATTTTTAACTTCGTTAGATGTACTCAATCTTCGATTAGCACCATTGTAGGGCCAACTTAAAGAAGATGATGTGTATAAGAATTTTTCAAATCCATCAAATCCGTTTATTAATTGATTTTTCTTTAATTGTTGTCTTTCTGCTTCTTGTATAGATGGTAACGAACCACTATGTGCCTGTGATGCGTTAGCTGCTGATAGAGCAGTTTCATATAATTCAATTAGTTGTATTTTATATACAAAGTTATCAATACGTTCATTTGCAGAACTGAAATGAACAAAATTCTCCCATAAATAAGTAGAACCAGACGAGTATTCGATATTTAATTCATCCGTAGTTATTAACGATGAACTTAAATATAGTGATACTAACTCATTAGAAGATGTGGAACCACTTAATATTATATTATCTAATGATTCGTAATTAGTAGATTGTCCTTTTACAAAGTCTACATCAATTGTAAAATTTGGTCCTTTTATTGGTGGACAACTTACATCATTATTTTCTGTTAATACAACCGTTTCAATTAAAGGATTACTCATTAATTTTGTAATCCAGAATGTTGAATTATTCTGTATATTAGCAGGTAATGGTGAATATAGTTTTAATATAATTGAATTAACAACATCATTTGGAGCAACAAATGTATTACCTAAATTATCTGTAGACTTTTTAGATAATGTAAAATCATCAGTTTCCCAAGATGAAATTATAATTTGCTCATCGTTTCCAAAATTAGCAAGGTGTGTTAGATACTTACTTTCTTTTGAAGGTTCATCGATTTTTAATTTTTCAGAAAAAGCATTAAATAAAGCGTTAGTAATTATATCTTCATTTAATGAAAGTGTTGGTAGTGTTAATTTTGTCAACACTTCGTATTCATTACCAATTAACTCCTCTGCTCCACTTCGATTATATGGTTTTAGTATTAATGTTATATTAGTACTACCAACCCAGTTAGGATAATTTTCTCTTAATTTTTTAAGATTAATTTTTATAGAACCGTTTGGTGGTTGATTACTTAATAATCCAATTTTACTACCATCTTTTTGTTTTAACCAAACATCAACTGATGAAACTGCAAAAGAGGAATATGAAACTTCATAATCAATATTATAATCAGAAAACGATGGTACATCGATTGATTCTGCATATATGACTTCCGTAATAGCAGGGAAATCATTTATAGCAGTAAATGTTAAAATCACCTCAACTCTAGTTCCTGTTCCAAATTTTTTACTGGTTGGAACAAAAAATATTTTTTTAGAACCGTAAACCTCATTAAAATCTTTTTGAAAGAATATAGTTACTTCTTTGTCACTAGCTGGAATTTCTAAAACTTTATCAGCCGAAAGATATACTAAAACGGAATCTGCGAATTCAGTATTAAATGGAATTACTATACTTTTTTCTGTATCCGAATCTTTTACATTAACATTATATTGTATTTGATTTAATACTACTGTAGGTGATTCGGATTTAATTTCTCTTTCAGCTTCAATTACAACACCTAAACCTGAATTTAATAATGATGCTGGTACTCTAAATGCATAATTTTGTTTTGTTAACCTATCGTAGTTAACAGAATCTGAACCAAATTGTTGAGCAATTCCAGAATATATGTTTTTGATAAAAATACCATCTGGTACATTACCTTTAATTTCAAAGTTAACAAACCCCCCATCTAAAATATTTTTGGGTATTGTAGAAATTCTGTTATCATATAATTGCAATTCTCCATCTACAACTATATTATCTTCAAATACAATTTGATATTTTAAACTTAAAGTAGTTAATTCCTTTATATTAGAATTAAACAAAACTTCATAACCAACCATTGGATTATCAACGGTTACCACGTCTGCAGGTGGTGTTGGAAGTGTTTGAGTTCGTTGTAATACCTCTGTTTTAAATCTTAAAGTTATTGTTCCGAAATTGAAGTTTTGGGTTTGTTGTTCTTCCCATACATCATCTATTAATGAATATTCTGTAACACCGATTCCCTCAACTATTTCATTCGCAAATTGTAGTTGTTTAGTATTAATTATAAATTTTGATAATACTTTTCCATTATCTAAATTTGCAGTATAAGTTTTAGGACCATTAAATTGTAAAGATGAATTATATACAATATCAACGGATTTACCATATCCAGCAGATACACCTTCTTCAAAAAATTCTAAATCATTAGTTTCACTTACTAAATAAATTTTTAACGAAGATGGTGGGTTAGTTGGTCTATACGTGGGGGCATTGTAAGGACCAGTTTGACCTGTATTCCTAGTACTTCCGTTATTATTAAAATCCGGATAAGCGTAAAGGCTTTCTTGTTCTGCCATTATTTGTTTTTATTTTATATAAATACTTTAATATTATTTTATTTGATTGCACCTCTTGGTCTCGGTGTAGGAGAAATTCCAGGATTAAATTGTCCAGTTTGTCCTCTAGTATCTTCAACTAAACCTGTTTCAGATGGTATAGTTTGTTCACCAGTTCCTCCTCCTGTTGAAGTTGGAGTAGTATCCGTTGGTGGATTATATTCTGGTACTGTTACAGGAGCCTTCTCTTCTACTACAGGTATTTTTGGAGGAGGTTGTAATGCAGGTGGTTGTGGTGGTATAACTTCAACTGGAGTAGGTGGAGTTACATTTGGAATACCTTCAAATGATACTGCCACTAATTCTGGAGAATACACATTTCTTACAATTTCTACTTTAGTATCGTACGCTTGAACTAAATTTTCAATCTGTTTTTTAACTTCCTCTACCCCAAATTCAACAGGTAACTTTTCATATTTTACAACTCTTCTATTTAATGTTTTTATATTAAATGTTATAGAATTATTTAAAATGTTTTTTATTTCATTTAATAAATAATTAAAATCATATTGGTCACAATCATCAAATCTTTTTTCAGATGGAGACCCGAATGTGGATTGAGCAATATCATAGTTTTTATTGTTTAACCAATATACAACACTATCTCTAAAATCTGTAAATATTTTAGTCTTAAATGCATTAAAATTACTTAATCCAAAATCTTTTTTAAGAACTGATTGAAAATCATTTCCAAATTTTGCTACCAATGCATCATCTATAGATTGTAAAGATGTTCTTTCAAACGCATCCAACCCATCTAATATATTTTTTTTATAATATTTAAAATCTCTATTTAGATTGTTTAAGTTTAAAAATTGTTTAGTATTAGTTGCGTTTATTTCAGAACTATTGGTTTTTAATGGTATAATACGAACCTCTTCTCTTGATGGAGATATTTCATGTATCCAAACTCTTTCTAATTCATTTTCACTACCAACTCTACTACGAACGAAATTAATATTAACTTTAAGAATACCGTTTGTAAACCCTAAATCATTTAATAATTTTTCAATATTAATAGCAAGTTCTTTTTTCCCCAATGTATTAGTAAGTGAATACATATATGAACCTATGCTATTTTTTTTTATGTATGCAACATTTTTTCCTGATTTTTGGGGTAAAAGTATATTATTAATATCGTATACAGATACTTCCATCACATCATACTTACACTCACCAAATTCGGTTTCTTGTTTTTCGTTTTTTGTAACAATAAACAAATCTTCTGCAAGGAGAAACTGCCCTTCATTGGTTGAATTTGAATTTATGCTATCAAAATTTGTATATTTTCTAATACTCATAGTTTAATATATTAATATGAACCTGGATTTGCTTTTACAATATTACATGGATATTCTTTAAATTCAGTTGTACCATCTTTTTTAGTTGCAATAACTTTTATAGTTCCTTTATATTCCGTTGTATTACCCCATCCCCATGGCCATTTTTCTTCTGATTCAGCCCTTTTTGGTACTGCGTTTGCATTTATTTTAAAGTCAATAGTTTCATTTCCACCACCAGCTAAATCAAAATTATTCTTCGGCACGGTTACCCAATTCCAATTATTGGCTAATTTAAGTTGAAATGTTATATTTACAGGTTGAGTATCGTTGTTTGTTATAGCCAACTGACCACCTGCCTCCCATTTGGTTGAGTTATAATCCTTCGCATTAATTTTACCAGCCAATCCTTTTGTTATATCGGTTCTAGTTGTTGCACCTGACCACTTAATGATTGTGGTTTTAACTAAAATATCACCACCACTTGCTAACGCAGTATTAGATGCCGATTGTTGAATAGCCTGTTGTTGTTGAACTGCGCCTAATTGAGATTGTAAACCTTCTATAATTGAATTTAATGAATCAATCTGTTTAATCAATGCTTCAATTTGTGCTTTAAATCCTGCGTTTTGAGATTGTAAAGATGCTCTTAAAATAGATTCATCTACTGATTTTTGCACTGCAGATTGTATCTGTGTTGCAAATTGCTCAATCACTTTTGATAACGCATCCAGTTGATTAGCCAATACATCATTGGTTTGCTCTATTGATAATCGTTTATTAGTTTCAGATAGTACTTTAGATGTTAACGTATTGATTTCAGAATTTAAAACTTCAATATCTGTTGTTAATTTTTCGACTTGTTTTCTTAAATCTCTATTAGCAACAACCTCATCATCATATAGTGGTTTAGGTACTAAATTAAGGTTTACTTCAGGAATATTTGGCTTTAATTCCTTAACTTCAGTATCAATTGCTTTTAAAAGTTCAACATTATCTAGTTTGGATATAACTAAAGGTTTAAACACTAAAGATGATGCTACATTATCTTCATTAACTACGGTTACACCATATTCATTTTTAGAAACTGCGGCAGAACCTGATACTTTTAGAATATTTTCTAAATCAGTATTTCTTTTTTCTTCCAATTTTAATGCAATTGCTTCTAATGATGTTAATGCCATTATTATACTATTTGAAATGTTAATTTATCATCAATTATAGTAGATATTTCACCATCAATTATTTTTAATTTTAATCTATATGTTCTATACAATGGTAGTGTATTTAAATCTAAAATAAAATAATTGGATGTATTATCACATGAAATTTTAGTATATTCTCCAAATGGATATATAACATCATCTGTTACATAATCTTCCAATTGATAATATGATGTTGTAGGTAAATATTTTGATTGGTCATATTCAAATGTTGTTGAAAATGACTTTAAAGGAAACATATCTCTACCTTTAATTCTAATTTTTATCTTACTATCTTTACTATATTCCGTTTTTAAATTGGTAATAATTACTTTATAATCATCTTGAGCAGAACCAGTAACTGGTAATAAACTGCCTGTTACAAATGATACATCATTCCAAACTACTTCTAATTTTGGCTCATATATAGTAGTAGTTTCTTTAGAAAAGAATTTCAATACACCATAATCTAATGCATTTTCTTCGTTTTCTAATCCATGATGTACAATAAATCCATTATTTGGTATAGAACCACTTAACCAGCTATTAACTATACCTGTCACATTAATTCTGATATCAGCATCTTCATAGTTATAAGATTGAGATGCTTGAGATGCAGTATACCACGTTCCCCCTTCCGCGTTTGCAGAACCAGTTGTTCCTGGCGTAAATACCGCAGTTCCTGCAGTAACATTATCTTGCCAAGTATCAACACCATTTCGGTATTTCCAACTTACACCATCCGATGTAATATTATCAAATTTAGTACCCGTTCCCATTGTCCAACTTTGCGAAACTGCGTTCGCGTGTATTGTATATTCTAAAGGAATTTCTTCTGCTTGAGAAGATTTTAGATTTAAATAAACAATAGAACCACTTGGGATTCCCATATTAGCTACATCAAATTTTATTAAGGTTCTAGCTATATCTTTAGCGGAACCATAATATAATTTACCAACCTCTAATATCTCATCTCTACCTGCATTTTGGTCTGGTTGTTGTAAGTAGATACTGGCATCGAACGATGATGTGAATAATTTATGCATATTATAAAGCTCTTCCTTTTATATCTTTGTTAGGGTATTTTACTTCGAAAATGCAAGGGTCTAAAGATGGATATACTATCTTACCTCGAGTTGCTTCATCGATGTTGTATTTATTTGGTGAATAATTTCCATCTCCACCACATAAATTTGATATCTTTACGGATGGTACACTCATTACTCCTTCCACGTTTGCAAGTATTAACTCTAATTCAGAAATGTTTATTGGTTTATTAAATGTCCAATTATCAATGTTAAAATAATCTTGCACTTTAACTAAACAATTGGTAACAACTTCTCTTTTATTGTAGTTTGAATAACATATTACATCAAAGTCAACACCTATATTTACAACAAATCCATCAATCATATTCACCGCATCTGTAATCATTCGATACTCTCCTAAATATGTTTTTAGGTTCTGTTTAACTGCCTGATTTATTGGAGTTAAATGTTTATTAACATCATACCCTAAAACATACATATTAATTGCAAATGGGTTATTTACTTCATTTAATGATGATTTTTTAGTTGAAAGATACTTAATCAATTCACCTTGGATGTCCGATTTACTCATACCTTTAAATCCATCTACTAAATTAGTAAATTCTGCAATAGATGCCGGACTAGATAAAATTGAAGCAGGTGAATTATTATCTATCTCTCCATCTTGAGATACATATACTTTCGCAACTGAACCATATCTTTCTGGTAGTGATAATGCCCTTACTATATAATCCTGTTTAGTTACTGCTCTGTTTTGTGAACCAAATGTTGCTAAAGCATTTTGTCTAATTTCTTCAATAGATTCGGCTCCTCTACCACCTATTGCAGGTTCTAAATTTTCTACTGCAATCGATGATTTAAATGAATTATACATTCCAACAATTCCAGTTGGTATGGCCAATAAATCATCATCAAATTCAATTTTTTGAATTTTCGTTAAATCACCAACATTCACATTTGATGCAATTCCACCACCTGTTAAATATTTTATAGTTAATACTTGTCCAGCAGGAGCTATACCAAATGTATTTGTTTTTAAAAAATTGGATGGGTCAATTCCTTGATTTAATCTATTAATAGAATTTGCCAAACCTAATCCTATATTTTTTGTATTAGGTAAAATTTGCTCATCTCTTAAATTAACATCACCACTACCAAATTGTATTTCGGTTGTATTATCTGAATTAATTTTTACAGAAAATCTACGAGGTACTTTTTGTACTTCTAAAATATATGGTACTGAACCAGAATAATATGATAATTCATTCACATTAGGTTGTTCTACAAATATACTTTCTTGAGCCAAATATGGAACTTCGTAATATTTGTTATTATTAGAATCTGCTATTGATACTATTTGTATAATGTTAGTTTCGGATAATTGGATAGTTGGATAATCCGTATCACTACCCAATGTAATACCAGTAGTATTTTCTCTAGCTGATATGGCTTTAATTTTTTTAGATACTAAATATTGAGTAGGAGTACCTGTTATAGCATCCCTTTCATATACTTCAATTGTCCTATCAGTTGGGTTTGCAAAATCAATTGCATCAGTTGTTATAAACGATACATTACTATTTGTGGATGATTGTACCTCAAATCCAGCTTTTATTTTAAAGTAGAATCTAGAATCAGCTTCATAATTTGTACCACTGTTATTTTGTGCATTATACACCGATGGTATTAATTGATAAACGGTTAATGTAGTTATAGCAGGTGAAGTTACTTTGGGCTTATACCCCATAGATTGTGCCAATGATACCACATTTTTACGTTCCGTAGCGTGTGATAACATTGATTCTTTTAATTGAGTATCTTGGTAAAATGAAAGAACATCTCCAATTGCTGCAGCTTGTTCAATAAACACCATACCAGGTGATGCTTCATTAAAATCTGAATATGTATTTGGGAAATAGGTTTTAGTAAAATCTATCAAATTTTGCTTAAACGTAGCAAAATCTTTACCAATGTAATTGATGTTTTTTGTATCACTACCCCAACTTGTATTTGATGGATTAATTGCCATTACTAATTATTTATATTTATTTGTACTGATTCTGTTAAATTTGGATTTGATGCTAACGCAAATTGAATGTCTAACGATATTCTGTTTGTATCAATATCATTATCATCGTAATCAAATACTATTGAAGTTAAACTTAAATATGGTAACCAAGTATCAACTGCATCTACAATAGATGTTTCAATTCTTGATTCAATTGTAGCACCATCCATCTGTTCAAATAACACCAACCAAACATCACACCCAAATTCAGGATTCATTAATCTTTCTCCCTTTTTTGTTAGTATTAGGTTTTTTAAATTATCTTTTGCTTGAGTTAGAGTAGTGTAGTTTGTAGAAAATACGCCATTAGAATTTGAAGATTTATTTATCCCAATTCCTAATATTTTATAATCATTTTCCGCTAAATCTGCTACTTTTACGTTACCTAACTCTATTGCCATTATTTAAATCGTTTTACTAATTCTGAATAATCTCTTGTTAATGCTTTTATTGTAGCATCCTGTAATCCATCACCAGTTGATTCCAATTGTTGTGGAATGTTTTGAGGAATATTTGATTCTCTAAAATCCATAGTTTCCCAATCACTTTCATCAACCCTTAATTCTGGTTTAATCATATCTAATACACTTCCAACTGATTGGGCTCCCTCTTTACGTTGCTCTGCTGAAAATGGTTGAGTCATATTAAGAATCTCATTAATCATCGGGTCTTTGGAAAATTCCTTTTTGATTTGAGGTTTTGGTTGAGGTTGCACTACTTTTCTACTTTGTTGTAACGCGGAAGTTGCAGCCTCAAATGGGTCTACCGATTTAATTGCTTCCTTTAGAGTAGGAGCGGTTGATTTTTTTGGTAAATTTAAAGTAACCGCACCAGATTTGATAAGTTTAGCAACTTCTTCTTTCACTTGTGCTTTTACTTCATTCTTAACCACTTCTTTAATTAGTGATAATAAAATGTCTGATTTCATAAAAATTATTGTTCTATTTGTTAATAAATATAATAAGTTAAAATTTACACCGATTTATCTTGAGGCAAGTAGTGTAGATGATTCTATTAATTCGGCTTCATCACCATATATTATAGATTTTATAGCTGCTGCAATTTCTGGTTCCTGTGTTTGTTCTCCCTCTATAAATCCTTTAGCTATAGCTGCTCCAACTGCAGAAACTACGTCATTTTGATTTTCAGTTTGAGTTATTTCACTAGAAACACCGACTAACGCATCTACACCAACTATTGCTATACCACCCGCAAGTGATACCATATCCTTAAAATCTAAAGAACTCAATGGACTTCCACTAAATGGTTTAACAAAATAACCCGCCCAAGGTAATACTCCAGGTGCAGGCGGTGCTGGTGGGGGATATGTGCAATTACAGGTAAATAATCCACCTACAGTTAGCAAATGTACTGATGCGGATATTATAAAATTTAATAAAAATGGAGAAATACTTGCCATTGGTGGTACAACAATTGGTGTCCATATTCCAGGAGATAAATTCAATCCAACATTTGTTGTTAAATTTGCAACTGCACCAATACATGGTATATTTGGGACGGGTATTTTAGCTGATGTAGCCCCCAACCAATATGCCTGAATTGCTGGTCCGATATCCCTTAATAAATCTCCTGTTTTACTTAATGTGGTTGTATTTAAAATTAAAAGTAAAGTTGCTTCCATTAATGAGGTATTTCCTTCAAATGGAACACCTCCTATCAATGTTTTACCACCTCTTATAGCTTTATCATATTCTTCGGTTAAAGATTGAGCAAACGAGTAATTGTTTGCTATATTTGCCAAATCTTGTTCAGGAAAAAAATCTCCAATAACACCAGTATCTCCCAATACAGAAGTACCTCCCACAACTGAAGCTCCTACTCCTGCTATTTTAGATTTAGCAACATTTTCTGCCATTTCTAATGACATATTTAAATAAAAATCCGTCCAACTATTTGAAATTCCTCCTTTAAAAAGTTGTTTCGCTGCATTTAAATTTATAGCCATTAGGTTTTACTTAAATAATTATTAGCAGATAATATAGTTTTTAATTGGTTGTTTATTGATTGAAATGTAGCTGCGTTTTCAGGACCCAATTTACTAGGACCAGATGGGGTTAGATAATTTTGATTTAAAATTGCAAGTATCAAATCTTGTAATATTGCAACCAACTCTCCACCTAATACCATTTGTTGTACATCTGCTCCATCTTGTCCAATACCTGTATTCTTTCCTAAAAATATTTTACCACTATCTGAATTAAGGAATATTTGATTAGAACCTTTTGAGTGTATTGTTATATTTTTATTGTTGTGAACATATACTTCTTTTTCTGCATCAATTGTAAAATTACCATCAGTTAATATACCCGTATTTCCTTTACCAAATATAATAAATTCACTTGCTTTTGAAGAAAGAATTATTCTATCAGAATTTATAAATAATTGGTCACCCTTTAAAGAATCGGATGATGGATATTCTTTGAATGCAGTTTTAGTTTTGACTACGGTTTCTTTAAATGGTACTTTAACTTTACCGGAAGTTATATAAATCGATGTACCATCTTTATTAATATCCTCATCTACTAATTCACCTATTTTTTTTGAATCTAATTCTGGATTCTGTTTATTACGAATAAAAATAGATGGAGATGATGTTTTACTATCTTCAGTTAAAAAAAACTCACTAAAACGAATTGTATTACCAACTCTACCACTTATAATAGTATCACCGTTTGATGGTTTTAAAAATTTAATTTTTTCATTTACTACATATTCGTTTTTATCTTTAGTTTTAGTTTTTGCATTTGTTTTACCACCAGTAGCGGCAGTATTAGCCATAGAACCACCACCCTGTTTTCCAGCAGGCACTTCTACATCTTCCTCTAACGTAGCATAATAAGTTGTATAATCTCTCCTATAATTTGAGTAAGGAGTGGTTGTATATGGTAAATAAAACGATTGATTATGTAGTTTTACTATAACTACTGTTTCACCTTTAATTGGAAATGTAAAATTATTTTTATCAAATGGAAATGCGTAATCATCTACTTTAATACTACTTTCTTTTCGATAAGTGATAGCACCATACATCCTAGCATCTTTATCCGAAAATGTTTTATTATCGTTGTATACTGGAATAGCATCAAGTCCTGCTTCACCTGGTTCTTTGGTTAACAATTCAGTTGTTGTACCGTATACATTATCTACGGTTGCTAAAAAGCCAAATATATTACTTTGAGTATCTGCCATTATATTTTAGTTTTTATCTCTTCGATTTCAACTTGAATATCTAATAACTTTTCATCTGATTTTTTTTCTACTTCATTTATAGTATCTTCTAATTCGTTTAGTAATTGTGCTTTTTCAGTTTCACTTAACCAACCATCTTCACCAATTCCTTTAGCTTCAGCTTGAGCCAATCGTTGTGCAATTGTAGCCAACTTAATTAAATGGTCATCATTCTTAATCGATGAATCAATTAAGTCTCTAATAATAGGGGCTATGACAGTTGCTTCTCCTACACTCTTAATTAATTTACGAAGTGATTCAATCATTTCTGAAATGTTCTTCTTCTTTACTTGCTGATTATCGTAAATATCTTTAAATAATGATGATAAATTTTTACCATCAAACAATTGAAATTCTGTGCTCATAATATGTTATTCTTTACTATATAATTATCTAGTTATGATATTTTACTTACTATATAATTTCCAATAACTAAATAATCCATATCACAATTTTTAAATGTAGTAACCGCAATGTATGGGTCATTAACCATTGTTTGTCCTCTTAAATTAAAAGATGTATTCAATAGTATAGGTGTTCCACTTACTTTTTCAAATTCTTTTAATAAACTATAATATAAAGGATTTTGTTCATTGGTTACTGTTTGGATTCTTGCACTATTATCGACATGAGTTACTGATGGAATTGGAGTTTCTGAAATAACCTGAACTACTTGATTCATATATGGAACATCCTCTTCTGATTTAAAATACTGTTGATAATCTTCGTGAGTTACCGATGGAGCAAATGGTCTAAACATTTCTCTCTTTTTGACAACCTTATTAATTCTATCTCTTACATCTGGTAAATGTGGATTAGCTAATATAGAACGATTACCCAATGCTCTTGCACCAAATTCAGTTCTACCTTGAAACCAACCTATAATATTACCTTCCTTAATTAATTCGGCAGTTTTACTTAATAATGTATCGGTATTTTTATAGTATTTAAAAGATATATCTCCTATCCTATCTATAATATCTAATACATATTCTTTACTAAATTCGGGTCCTAAATATGGAGATTGATTATCACCACCTTTTATTTTGTTGTTTCCAATTACATCATGCCATACATATAAACAGGCTCCAATTGCAGAACCTGCATCAGATGGTGCGTAGGGAATCCATACATTCTTAATACCACAATGTTTTTTGATTTTGCCATTAGCAGTTCCATTATATGCACATCCTCCACCTAACACTAAATTTGAATTACCAGAATAACTAGATGAATTATTAATGATGTAATATAAACACCTCTCATACCATCTCTGTAAAGAAGCTGCTAAATCCATGTGGTGTTGTTCTAATTTGGATTCAGGTTCACGTGGTTTAAATCCTATCAGTTTAACCAAATCCAATGTAAACATATCCGTATTAGAATATTCCCATGTAAAATACTTCTGATTTATATTAACTAAATTAACCGTATCCAACGATGCTAATGTATCAAATAATTCGTTATATTTTGAAGAATCTCCGTATGGAGCCAATCCCATTACTTTATACTCACCACTATTTGGTTTAAATCCTAAATATGAAGTTATAGTTGAATACACTAACCCCAATGAATTTGGGAATTTTACGTTTTTAATTTCAATAATACCATTTGAATTACATTCCGCA